GCTAGGAAAGTGATGTACTGTCTTATTACGGATCATACACCTTATTATACGGAGGCGAGGGTATCAATTTAACCGTGCTATCTGTATAGAAATTGGGAATCCCATAGAGGACCGGAGGTCCCAAATACATGGAAAGAGAAAAGTCATCCGCAGCAGCAAAATAACTCGTAAGTGTGTGAGCTCTCGCAGATGTACCTTGTGCTGTAATAACAACCTTATGCATAGGGAAAGTTGTGGCGTCTGTGACGTCACGGTCGTTGTCAGTCAGAGGAGCTGTAATATTACGCGGATAAGAGTTCAGAAAACGTCTATTCGTGTAGAAAGGAATTTCAACCTCTGCTACAGGATTGCGCTGTGTAGCTGTCACAAACATGCCCGCTTCTCCAGAGGAAAATGTTGTCGCCAGGTCCCTACTAAGGTGCGATCCCTGATGCGATATAGGTATTGTCCAATCGTCTACAGGCTTGCTTTCTTCAGTTAAGGCTTTATGAGTCACTCGTGGTGGACCACCAAGGCCCCTAGAAACGGTTAACGTATAGGGAAATTGACAATCGCCATCGGCTTGTTCATTGGTATGGCTGGGTTGTGTGTAAACATACTTCCAACGCACACCACCACGCCTACAAAGAAAAGCGTTTGAATAAAAAGTGACAAAATTACCTTTACAAAAGTTGACGGCATACGTTTTAAGTTCGCCCGCAGTAACGGTTCCATCAGTGATCATGTTAGGCCCCCATGCAAACTTCTCTATGCCAGGCGACTGTGGAAAGTCAGGCAAAACGAATGAGATAACGGTAGATTCACCCTCATCATCACCTTCTGGTCGGGCTGGTAAAGAATTGTAGTAACAATAACGTTTCATCATTGTGCGTAAAGATATTATAGGGTCACCATAAAATACGGAAGACGTATTCGATTCCAACGTTTTAATTGGAGGTCCAATATGATAATGGTGCTTTAAGTCCGCAAGTGGTGGATGGAGAACGTCAAAATCCTCTTCAAAACCAGAATGCGAAATAGCAACACCCGTATCTATTTCCAAGTCGGTATCAACCTCGGCATTAGTTACAGTAGGAGCTACATAGGGTGTATTCGCAAATAAACCTGCCGATGGAGCAAGACTATAATTCTGTAACAAATTCTCACATGGATTGACAACTTCAAGGTCTGGGCAACTGACAAAGACATTCACCTCGACGTTACCGACATTGTCGACCGTGTCTGCAGTCGTTCCAACAAGTCTATTAAGGACATAGACGCCAAGTACACCATTAGTATAAGACCAATCAAATCCAGCAGGATAACTGGAATTGCCAGCATGCCATACGGCACCCGCACTATAATCTGAAGCTACTGGGTTAATAACTAATGGGAGATAGGATTTAGTAGACCCCCATCCAATATCTATAGTAAAGTCTCGCGTAGTAGCTAAATCCACTACACGAGAGTATTGGTTGGCATTGGGCAATAGAGTAGCACTACCACCTCCATCTGGATTTGGGGCATGTGGATCCCATACTATACGAATCCTACCCTTGTGGAATTGCGAAGCTATAAGTTGGAAACGATAACGCATGGTACCACGCCAAGCTCCAAAAGGAACGGAAGCGTAAGCACAAGCGGTAAAATGACACGGTGCATTGCCAGATGACACGTTACCCGCAGAGGCGGCTTTGCGAACCATCATAGGGGTCACGGCGATCTGAACAATAGCATGGCTGCTATCTTGAGTGGGAGTCCAGTTAGCTGTCTTGAAATAAGACTCTCTAGAAGCAATGGAGCGTATTGTCATTTCATCCTGCGGACCTAAGCCCACAACACGTGGATCTATGGTAACCTCCTGTTTAGAGTCGATAGTCAACTTATACGAGGTATCACCCGCGTCAGTATTCGACATGTTGCCAAAGTAAACAGGTTTATAAGGAACGATGTCTTGTACTATTGCAGGTCTTGAATAGCCAAACATGGAAGCAACACGACCCACAGCTCCAGCTATCATTGATGTCGCTCGTGCATAAGGACCAATAACTGGAACTTTGGATGCTGCGTCCCCTGCAAGGGCTACGGTATTAGCGATCTTACTGACTGGTCCTGTAGCATATTCGTCACCAGAGTGTGATACGGCAACTTCATTATCTGGCGCAATAGGTTGATCATTCCAACCAGTTACATTAAAGGGCCAGAAAGGATATGGTTTGGCAGGTGTTCCACCATCAGTTATAGCAATAGGCTGTGTTGTAGGTAAAGTCAGCTCAATATCTTCACACCAAGCGAAAATACTGACATTACATTTAGGTGTTGCTGTTGTTTGTATAGAACGAATTCTATTAAGAGGGTACAGAAAAAGCACACCCAATTTCTCAACATCTTTATTGCACAAGCTGACCCAATTCGTAGGCCACATAAAAGGTAACTCAAGACTACAACCCTGGGAAACACTAGGGATAAGAAAACCATGTTGTTTCTGACTATGTCTTACAATGTCTTCATCATCCATAGCAACTTCACCTTTGTTATTCCCTTTCGCACCACCTGGTACTGGATAATAGTCAAGATAACCAGCGGTAGTATCAACGGCGAACATAGGATGATAATAAACAATCTTAGATCCATACACGAAGCCATTTGCATTACAAACAACTTTAATTTTTAGTCTAGCACGCATCATCTTAAAGGTTTCTATTTTGCTCTTAATAAGTGGATTGTCAAAATACAAAGCCCAAGGATTGATAAACGTAGCTCTCCCATTGTGTGAGTTCTGAGACCATTCATACGAATGAAGCAAAATAGGACGCTTAAAGAACTGAGCAAAAGTGGCGTCTGAAGCAGTGCCCACTGTACGTGAGGATTCGACAGCTACTTGATAATTCATGTCCGTCTGTGGAGCAGAGTCAATGAATTCTACTGTTTGTACGGCGGTGTTAAGAGGTGCCCCCGAACAGTCCAGGGGAACCTCCGCCTGAGGCTTAGCCTCGGAGGTATTAGAAGAACTAGTAGATATTTATTAATTTAACCCAAATTGGCACTACTATCGAAAATGGGCGAGTCGAAACTGTTTGCGTGTCGTTGCACGCGCCGGTAAATACCAGCAGTTGCACATTCAAGTGCCCGTCCCAGGTTTTCGTGAGCATAGACGATGGTCCGACACATAGACTATTTTTATCACTCATTATGCGAAAAACCCAGGGGACCGTTAACGCCACTCCGGGGCAAAAGATAGCTCAAAGAGATAAAGGCACAGGTGAAGCAGCATTATAGGCTGCTACATTGTGCAGATATGAACGAGCTAAGTACATATCTTGAGGGAGGTCTTCGGTACAACGGAAAAGCGGATACTTAGCACACAATTCTATGACCCAGGGTCTATGTTTACCCTGTGGATTGCGGTTATTCTTACTCATAGATGCGCTAAACTGTGAATCTATCAAGTCTAAATATTCTTTTCGATACTTAAGAAGATGTTCGTCTACCCAATCTTGAAACGATCTATCCAACTTAAGACGGGACACGTCCCATCCTTTAATATCGGCGACTACAGTAAGATTTTCTTTGGCCCTTTCGAAAGTGTGACGACCATGATAAAAGAAAGATCTCAGTGCTTGCGTAACATTAAATTGAATGACAGTTTCGGGATCCTCATCTCCAACCAGCAGACAACACAATGACTTCATAATAGAATCTGTGGCTAGAGCGCCTACATTAAGAAAGAGTTCTGGAATTAGAACTGTTTTCCTTTTCAAGAAGTCGACATCTGCCTTATGGAAAAAGGTGATGTTTTTCTTTTCACTTTTATCGGGTGGAGTAAACTTAATGCCGTGACTAAACAGATACTGTTGCATTTGTTTAAAACAGAAGCCATGTATCTTGTTAGATACGGTGCTAATTAGATCGTCCCCATAAGTTGACAAGGAAACAAATTTACCAAAACGAGGAACGGTATTGCGCTTACGATTTGACATGGACGCATAGAAGGCACAGCGTACAATCATGCTATTTACTATGGAATTAACATACACGGTTAGATTATGACCGGAGGGATTAGAACCACATAGAAGAATTATGTCACCATTCATGTGGACTATAGGAAATGTTAGTTCAGTAATCAAATTGTTCATTATACGGCGATCACGTGCTGTATAACCATTACAATTCCTAGAAATCTCGATCATAATCTTCAGAGCTAAAGAGGATAGTTGCGATGGCATTCTTAAGTCATACTTCGAGTAGTCACCTGCTAACACACGATCATCTCCAAAACGAAATACATGAGCATCCCATTGATGCCACTCAGGGCTCTCTGCTGAGATTCCAACGGCACACTCAGTGACAAAGGGGAAACAGGAAAATATGCGTGCTATAGGTAAAAAGTACTTACGTACCAGTAGAGACAAAGCCATTGGCGCAGCTTGGAAAATACGTACTTTAGTTTTCTCTACTGGTGTCGGCTCGTCTTTGAGTGAAGCATAAAACACAGACATGATTCGTTCATTGTTATCCAACAAATTCTCACATCGCTCAACCTCTTCGAAGAACATCTTATCAAGAACTCGAGGGTGCTGGTAATCAATAAAGGTGATATCATTTGCATCAGCTGAGAGAATATAAGTGGTCTTGGGTTTATTCAGAGGATACCCAACTGATGTAGTCATTACTAATGCATCAATAAAACGTACGCCAGGAATACCATTTACATTTTGCACATTATTTAGAGGAGCCACGTCAGTATACGACCATTTAGGTATACCACGTGAAACCTGTTGGAAATAATCCTGATAGGCATATGATACGTGTTCGCAGGGTAATCCAACAGAAGCTCTAGCAGCGAAAGTCATATAATTAACATTAAAGACATACTGTTGGCCAAAATGTGGACCACCCCATCGTTTGTCGAACCCAAATAAATCACGTATATTGTGAGCTATGGAGGTCTCTTTGCACTTTGATTTGTATTTCATAGCATGTGCACCTTGACCAAGACACGCACAACTTACTTCAGCGTCACCATCATCTTTAATAAAATTAATAGGAGATGATTCGTGAATACTGTGTGAGGTAATAAGGGGAACATTGTAAAGTTGCTCAGGCATGTCAGACCAGCCTGCGTGTATAACGACTGTACCCTCTTTGCTCAACTCTTCAATAGCAGAATGGAGCATATCGGGCGTGACGTGACAAGCGAGACATTTTACAAAATAAGGTTCGTAAGCGCCGGCATGAAGACCTAATATAGAAGGTTGTGGTTTAAATGCCACGAGTGGAGCACCACACAAGCCACCATAACTTGCATTAGGCCTATGCAAGGTGCTTTTATACCCGGGAAACTCATTACAAACCATGTTATTGGTATGTAAAGTTTCTGAAGCTTCTAGCACATCGCACGACCATGTGACATTATTGCCCAAATGATCTTTGCTGAGCAAGTTACCTACACAAGGTTGATACAAAAGCTCAGAACCAAAATACTTGATTATATCCTTGGACTGTGGTATCCGATTAAGGCATATTAAAGCAAGATCTGTATTGGGTATATTGTATGCCATATCCTTAGAGAAATAGCACGTTATAGTAGAGAGAGTGGTCCCTGGAGTACCATAATGCACTTCAGCTTTACCATCCACATAACCATTCAACGTGTGGGCTGGTATAAGACCAATATTCCCGCGTATAACTAACATAGGACACTTAGGACTGGATCTAACCCCAGATTGCCTGAAAACAACACGAAAGGTATTGGCCGCTACAGTACTAATAAAATGATTAACATCCATATTTAGCGTACCGGCAACCTTCCGCGTGTT